AACTTTAATAGCACTGATCACCTTAGTGCCTATCTCTATGGAGGCACTATTGAGGAAGAAAGACGTGTCCTGGCAGGATTATATAAGTCAGGGGGAAAACTCGGACAGCCTCGTTATTCGATTGATCGACAAACTCATCGACTGGATGGACTGGTTAAACCAATTAAAGGTACAGAATTAAAGAAAGAAGGTTTGTTCTCCACAAATGAAGACACACTTCGTAAACTCAAAGACAAAACTGGTGTAGTGCCGCTCCTCCTTAAAATAGCACAGCTAACCAAAGTCAATGAGTTCTATCAAGGTTTCATAAAGATCAATGAAGAAATGCATTGGCCTAAAAACAAAATCCATGGGCAGTTCAATCAAGTAACAACATGGACCGGTAGACTATCATCTACCAAACCTAATCTCCAGAATATGCCTCCGGAGATGCAGAACTTTGTAAGGAGTGAATATGGGCAAGCTGAAACAAGCAATGATCATCTCAGAGGAGCTAGCGCTAGTAGCAGCNGAGTCTTGGGAACACACTGTCATGTCTAATCTNAGTGAATACATCGCTATTCATGGAGCTTCAGACTTTAAAGATGCTCTCATGATGTTTAATCGTGATGTGTATGACAAACTATTTCATCCTAAAGAAGCACACCCAACATGTGCTCTTACTTCTAAGAAATGATTATACAGGCAGACGCAAAAGCCCTGGAATGGTGGACAGCAGTTTGGTTATCACAAGATCCCATAGGGATGGAGGAGATTCTTGAAGGACGAGACTTACATAGCGAGAATGAAAGAGCTTTCGGCCTTCCTAGCCGACTTATCGCAAAGAAGTACCTCTTTCGAACTATCTATCGAGGAAGTGCTTACGCCTTTTCCAAAGACCCCGAATTTGCCGCAACAAACAGCACGGTTAAGTTTTGGGAATCTATTGGAGATAAGTTCTTCACCAAATACAAGGGACTGGATACTACTCACAAATCCTGGGCACGATTGGTCAGCCAACGTCTCCCTATCATTGGGCCTCAAGGACGGGAATGGTACTTCGACTTGGTTCGTGATTTCAAAGGCAACCTAGCCATCCCATGGACAACACTAACAAATCACCCTGTACAAGGAACCGGTCATGACATCATGGCAATTATCAGAGTATGCTTTGCGAAAAGGTTTAAGCGAGCAGGAATTAGAGGACGTCTTATTGGAACTATCCATGACAGTATCCTCGTAGATGTAGACGATGTAGAAGTAGAAAGAACTATTAAGTTATTTGAGGATAGCTTCGCAGACATGCCGACCAACTTTGAGAGGATGTTCGGAGTTAAACCAAATATACCATTAGCATGTGAGTGCCACTATGGCCCCACAATGAATCATTAGAAAAAGGAAAGTATGTTAATTACAGTTAACGGTGTTATTATTGATGATCGTGGATCATTCCAAATTGCTAAGATTAACTTTACTGGTGATGGTAAAACATCAACACGTAACGTAGTATCTAGCAAAAAGTTTGTATACCCAATCTTATCTAAAGCACAAGCAGGAGAAACATTTGAAGTCACAGAAGCCAAAAACGACAAAGGGTACGACGAGTTCGTCAGTGCCAAGAAAGCCGACGGTAGTCAAGCAGCCCCAGCAAGTAGTTCTACAAGCAAGGCAGCAAGCCCAACCCCACGTAGTACGTACGAGACCCCAGAAGAACGTGCAGCACGTCAAGTCTACATCATTCGTCAGTCGTCTCTTAGCAACGCTACAGCAATTCTTTCTGTGGGTGCTAAGTCGCTCAAAGTATCCGACGTCATTGCCACCGCAAAAGAACTTGAGGACTTCGTCTTCGGTAAAAAGAAAACAACAATCGAAGAAATAGAAAGCGAAATGGTAGAGTTTGATATGCCTACTGTAGAGTAATGCAAGCACTAATAGACGGTGATATCGTTGCATATCGCTGTTCTGCTAGTGCCGAACATGAACCTGAAGAGATTGCTGTACTTCGGATAGAAAACATGATGCGTGATATCCTGCGTGAGTCAGAAAGTAACGAATACCGTTGCTTTTTGACCGGCAAGGATAACTTCCGTTATGACATCTATCCAGAGTACAAAGCCAATCGTAAAGACAAGCCCAAGCCTGTACATCTACAGGCGTGCAGGGATTACCTTGTCGAAACATGGAATGCGGTTATCTCAGAAGGCTGTGAAGCAGACGATCTTATCGGTATCGCTGCCACAGACTGTGAGGACCCTATGTCCTTTGTTGTCTGTTCTATTGACAAAGACTTAAAGATGATCTCTGGTCATCATTTTAACTTTGTAACCAAAGAACGATCGTTCGTAACTCCCATTGAAGGATTAAAAAGCTTTTACAAGCAATTAATCTTAGGAGACGTATCAGACAATATACCAGGTTATGACGGCAAAGCAAGACAGAAATGGCCTAAGTTCATGCAACACCATCATGATGCAATTGATCATTGCTCTAATGCTGTTGACATGTACACTTATGTAAGAGAGATTTATACAAATGAAGCACAAAACATCATATTAAATGGCAGGCTCCTATACATCCAAAGAAATAAAGGAGAACTCTGGGTTCCTCCAAGCCTACAAGTCAAAGTTCGAAGCGAAGTTCAGGACTCTGATCCCGGACTCAGTGACATACGAACCGGACCGCCTGAAGTTCAAGCAACCTGAAGCCATAAGAACTTACATTCCTGACTGGAAAGTAAAAGACAAGGTTTACATTGAAACTAAAGGTAAGCTGACTGTTGAAGATAGAAAGAAGATGATATGGGTCAAGGAACAATATCCTGACCATACCTTCTATATCTTCTTCCAGAATGCACGAGTTAAATTAAGAAAAGGATCTAAAACTTCTTACGGAGACTGGGCGACTAAGGCTGGCTTTATGTGGTCCGATTTGCGTGATGGTCTGCCGCCAGAATGGCTCACATGAAAATACATCAGATAATCGAAATGGCGGATGGGAGCGTAGACTTCCATGCCAACCTTAGCACAAATCAAGTACATCTATTACTTGAAATGGCTATGGATATCTTAATAAATAACGGAATACAACTCGTTGACACACGTAGCGTTGTTGTAGTCGAAGGACCAGAAGGGATGCAATAATATGGCAATTGCCACACTACACGAACAACGTGTAACAGATCAGATATGAACAACGCCTTACGGGGTGCGTTCTTAGAGGATTCAAAGAGGGTGTATCAGTAAGTCAGCGTAGCTTATTTGCCAATACATTCCTTGATGCGTTACTAGACAAAAACCAAAATCCATCTACTGTTCAGTTTGATGCTTGTTGGGCTAATGCAGATGCTATGTTAGCTCGTGGTCGTCCTAAGAAAGAAACACATGAGCAAGTTCAAACTTCCCAGTAAGTTTCAGTTAGGGGGGCAGACAATTAACATCTTATTAAAAGATGGTATGTCCACAACTGATGCTCATGGGTTGTGTAGATATGATGCTGGTGAGATTTGGTTTGATAGCAACATCAAGCCTGAAGATCTCAAAGGCATTACATTCTACCATGAACTAATGCATATGTTATTAAATACATTAGGTCAAGATGCTATGAGAGATAATGAAGGTCTTGTTGACTCCATTGGTAATCTCTTGTGGCAAGCTCACAAGACTATGGAGTACTAACAGTGAAGATTCTATTACTAGATATTGAAACAAGTCCCAATACGGCACACGTATGGGGGCTGTGGCAACAGAACGTCTCTATTAACCAACTACAGGAGTCTTCGTACGTAATGTGCTGGGCTGCTAAATGGTTAGGTGAAAAAGAAATCTTCTTCGATTCAGTGCATCAATCCAGCGATAAGAAAATGCTTAAGCGGATTTACACAATGATTAACGAAGCAGATGCTGTTGTTCACTACAACGGCACTAAGTTCGACATGCCAACACTCAACAAGGAGTTCTTGTTAAATGATATGTCTCCTCCAGCTCCATATAAGCAGATTGACCTATTACGGACAATGCGTAGTAACTTCCGCTTCCCTTCTAACAAACTTGATTATGTAGCGCAACGCCTAGGCCTTGGCTCTAAAACAAGTCATGAAGGACATAGCCTTTGGGTACGCTGTATGAATGGCGATCCCAATGCATGGAAAATCATGGAAAAGTACAACAAGCAAGACGTTGTGTTACTTGAAAAAGTCTATCACAAAGTTCTTCCTTGGATCAAATCACATCCTAACAGGAATGTTTATGACGGAAAAGATGAACACATATGCCCCAACTGTGGGGGAGCTCAACTCCAAAAACGAGGAAGTGCTCGCACTATTTCAGGGACATATCAACGATATCAATGCACGTCTTGTGGG